TCCAACCGGACTGGAAATAGGCGTTTGAAGTAACGCCGCTGTTGTTCCCGGTGGTCAAACTATGGAGGCTTGAATTGCCAACTTGCAATGCCTTAAACGTATCCCAAGCACTCGGTGTCACCCCCAGGCCGAGGTTGCCGGAGACGTCGAGACGCATGGCCTCGCCAGTTGTCAGCAAATCAGAATTGACATGGAAGGTTATGCCAGCACCTACGCGAGCCATCAGCTGAGGCCAGCCAGAGCTGTTGTTCAAACCTAATGCGCCAAATTCTGAACCGTTGCTGTACTCCAGCAAAATGCCCTGATTCTTCCCGCTTGTTCCAGCCGCGCCTCGCAAGGTCAACCTTCCAACCGGCGAACTCGTCCCAATCCCCAGCCCTGTGCTGGTCAGGCGCATTTGTTCTGCGGAGTTGACGGACCATGCCAACTGATTCGTCGTCGGCAGGTACATTCCATTGCCTGTTGTGACGTTCCCTGTTGGGATCAGCTTTGTTGCTGATGCAGTTCCAGTGGTTACCAAATTCGTCCCGTTAAACGTCAGCGCAGACCCAGTGGTCAGGACTTTGGAGGCGTTGAGGTAGGGAACACCGTTGGCAGTACCCGCAGACAGCGTGAGAGCCGCTGAGAACGCAATGTCCCTCGGAACAACGTATGTATCACCCGCCTGTGCCGCTTGGATCTGCGGAACGGCTGTATTCAGCAAAAGCACCTGATAAGCGGCCATAGCTCACCTCAAATTGGGTAGTATTCCGTTCCATCGCTTGTCTTGACGGAACTGGCAACAGTGTAGTCAACACCAGAACTGTCTCTGACAGGCAGGCTGATGGTGTATTGAGTGCCGCCCGAGTCTTTGGCAATGAACGGAGCACCCGGCACAGGTACATACCCACCCATTGACCTCAGGTTGGGCAGCTTGATATTCAGCCCCAGCAACATTAGATCAGCCCGACAATGTTGCTTGCGCTCGTGCCAGTCGCCCAGATACGCCGAGCCATGACAGGCAGGATGACACCAGCAGGTACGTTGTTGAACGTGACAGCGCCGCCACCTGTATCGCTGATGCGGAGATTGCCAGCACCACCGATGTAAATGGCTCGGACAGGCTGAACCAGATCGGTGTCAGCAGGAGTGATAGCAATGCAGTTGACCGCGCAGCTATCGGGAGTTGTAGAGAAGGGAGCAGGCATTTTTTCACCTCTTAATGATCAAATTTTGCCAGTTTACGAAACATCTGTCCAAGATTGAGCCTGAGACTCAGCGTCAATCCAACCTAAAACCGTTACGACAATCAAGCCAGTTCCAGGAACACCAGAAGATCCACCAGACCCGCCACCGTAACTTGCACCACTTCCACCAAGCTGAACTCCTCTTGATCCACCACCACCGCCACCAGGACCAAAAGTTTGACCAGTCAAAGAGTCAGTCCAGATAATTTCCATTCCTCCAGCAGAACCTCTTCTGAGATTGCCTGAAGTTGAAGTGGCATAAGCACCACCACCCCCACCACCATCAACACCCAAACCGGCTTGTGTTGATAATGTTCCGGCTATACCACCACCAATCCCAAACCTGTTGTTTCCACCAGACCCTGCTCTACCTTCAGACAATGAAGCATCTTGTCCGTTACTTCCACCGTTTGCACCACCACCACCACCAGCACCGTCTATCGTAATGTCGTCAAAACCCGCCCCACCGTTTGCGCCATTTCCGTTTGGACCAGCAGCGCCACCGCCACCACCAGCACCACCTAAACTTGACACACCACCATTCCCACCTGAAAAAGCAATATCACCAATACAGGCAGATGCTTGACCACCAACACCACCACCAGCAGGAGTGCCAACCTCACCACGCTTTGCAAGAACACCGTGTAAAGATGATGTTGGCGCAGTGTTTTCGTTAATGTTCAACCATGCGTCAAATGTACTACTAAGAAGATTTGAACCAGAAATTGATTGGTAAAATAACTTTTGACCTGGACTTACTTGAAGTTTATTTGTACGAGCATACGCAGCACCACCGCCACCAAAATATCCAACAAAATAAAAACCCATCCCGCCAGTTCCAATGGCTTCAACTTTGATTAAATTTACGCCAGGAGGAACAATCCATTCAGCGGTGGTTGGGTTTGAACTTGTTCCAGAAGTCGGCAAAACATAAACTTTTACTGAATTTTCAACTTCGGCCTGAGTGGACCAACTTTGCACAGCATCTTGAACAGTCGTCCAAGTCATCTCTTCGCCACTTTCATACTGATCGGAGCACCACTGTACTCACCCCTGTCGTCTGACGTAGTAAGAGACTCAAGACCGCGCTGGAACATGCCAGCCCAAACACCAAGCCTGTTGTCATTCATAAGATACGGCTCTGCCTCAACCAGAGACCCGTAGAGCAACAGATCAGGGCATTCGGCCATGAACACATTGCTTGTGTTTGAATTGCTCAGGAAGGCCGGAGCAGCGTAATACAGCATGTATACGTTGAACGTGCCATTCGGAGCAGGAGAGACTTGAATCTCGTTCGACAGAATGGTGTAGTTTTTCGGCTGACCAGACTCTTGTGCAAGTCCGTCACGAGTGAAGATAGACGGAGTTTGATAGGTCAAAGGCTGTTCTGGATTGGTCTCCAGATACAGGTTCCGCATTTCCAGAAAGTCACTCGGCAAACCGACAGTCGAACCCGTCATTGACGTATAGGACAGTTTCAGCATCTGCCGGATGCGTACATCTCTACGAAGCCGGATCTCAGTCAGACGAATGAAATCCGGGATCTGAGTGGTCAGATCACTTCTTGCGAGATAGTTTGCGATGCTTGTTTGCAGGTCGCTGTAGGTTGCTAGGGCCATGTTTCACGTCATCCCAGCCAAAGGTTTTAGTGCCTATGTGACCGATTTGCATCGATAGATCATGGTCCACAAACACCGGAACATCGTTTTCAAGACACCTGACACAGAAGGTGACATCCTCGCCAATCACATTACCGTGATCCGTCCAGATGATGTCGTGCCAAGGTTTTGGAATCTTTCGGAATACATCCGTCCTGACGAGTGTAACACCGAACCCCACTGCGGTCACCTGCTCAATCCCGGACTTTCCTCGACTCTCAATCTTCGTCCATACCTGTTTGACCTTCTCAGGATCACTCTTGTCGATCTTGAGATTCATCGCCGTAGGGACAACAGGCTCCCGTCTTGTCGTGGCATTTACCCCTACTAGCGGGACACTCCTTGCAAGCAATATCTCAAGAGTGTTTGCCGGAAACCGCATATCGCTGTCAATCCAGAGCACAGCGTCAGCACCCCATTCCAAAGCCTCATCTGCAAGTTTCTCTCTTTGAGTGAATATCAGCGTACCGGGCATCTGCAATAGCTGAATCTCATTCTGGCCTCGCTTTGCTTCATACGCACACAGTCGGGCCATATCAAAAGCAAACCCTGCCAAGACTGAATCTCGACAGGGTACACAGATTGCAACCTTCATAACTCCCCCTAAACAGAACCAGGATACGTTCGCCAAACCCTGTTGTCTGGATCGTTCAGCCACTGCTTGAACGCTCGCTCATCCTCAATCATGAACCCTCGCATGATCTTCTTCTTGTTGAGGTCATCGATCACCGTGAACGGGATACGAGCCACATGGGTCATGACGTTATCGATCTTCCGGGTCGCATTGGCAACCTGGATCTTATTTGCTTCGATGATCGGAGTGACGTCCTGATGAGTCTCTAAGACCACAACATCATCGAGCTTGTGAGCGATGGTATATCGCCCGTCACTTACTGAGAATAGTTCTGACATATTGATGGGGGGCAGGTTGCCCCACCCCCCTATCTACTTACAGCGCGGGATTCAAGTCAGCCACGATGCCGTGAGCAGCCTCGTTCCGCATCTCCAGCGTGAACTCAGCAATAAGCTGGGTCTTCTCGCTGTCGCCAGTGCGAGCCAGTTCATTGGTCGCAAACGGTCGCAGATACGCAATCGCAGCATACTCAGGATCAAGCAGCAGCGCATCCCGAGTCCGCATAAAGCGGTCAGGGGTAATCGCCAACTGGCCGAAGTCACTGAGATAAACATCCGCAGCCGCCAGGATGGTCGTGGGCGCATTCGCAGGAGCGTTGTAACGCTGGGTAGCAATACCCGCAAACGAACTTGCTTTCTGCTTCAGACCGGAACCAACAACCAGCAGCTTCGGATTGCCACCAGAATCAAAGCACTCGGCAACAACAGTCTTCAGCAGCGTTTCGGTGAAGGTACGGGTCGCACCATCCGAACGGGTGGAAACACCAATCGTCGTAGGATCAGTGCCAGACGTGCCAGCAGAGGTATTGGTCTTCAGCCACGACAGAATCGACCCCAGTTTACGGGCAGTCGTGGAGTTACCAGCCGTCTGCCCTTGGTTGGCAGTAATAATGGTCTCCATGTCGCGCTTCAGTTCTTGCGAAGCCTTCGACAACTGGTACGCTTTTTCAGATTTACGACCAGCCTTGTTTACAGCCTCAAGGGTGTTCGAAATCTGAATCGTCTTTTGAACGATCTGACTGTAATTTCCAAGACGAACAGTCGGGCTGATCGTGGTAGCCGTAGCATCAGCACCCTCAACAGCAGCATTCGCAGCGGTCGCAGCAGCCAGAACATCAGTCTGCCACTCGTGATAAACAGCAGTCGCCTTCGTCCGAGCAAGAGTGCTCAGAATCGGGGTTTCGGTCGGGGAGATGTCATAAATGACATCAATCAGGTCTTCGCGCTGGCCAATGGCCGTGTGTGCGGTAAAAGTAGACATTTCAGTTATCCCAAAAAGCGTTCAAAAAGTGCCGCAGCATCTCGCGGTTTGCCAGTCTGCCGCAGCGTTTTTCGCTGTGCTTGATATTGCTTCTGCTCCGGTGGCGCACTTGTCACCGTACCGGGTCTCAGCATCTTTGGAGCCTCTGTAACCCGTTTAGTTACCTCCGGCTTACCCTTGACCAGTTTGTCGTATTGGGAAGCCTTCCAAAGCGTCAGCACAGCCCTGCTGTCATAAACCTGCGCCAAGTCCTCATCCGTGAAACCAACCTGCTTCGCATAGTTCCGGATCTCTGTGCGAACAGCGTTGCCTTTCTCTGGATCTGCGAACTCCGGTATCGCTTGAGCGAGTTTCTGCTGCTCTTCAGCAATCACCTGTTGCAATCTCTGCTGCTGCTCCGTTTGTTGCTGTAACGCAAGACGTTGCCTCTCAGCTTGAATCACATACAACTGTTGCTGACGCTGCTGCTGCTCCGCGACCTTCACCGCATAACCAATCGGATCAGATTCCTTCAGCGCATTCAAATCCTCTTGCGTATCCTGCTGACTCAACACCTGCTCAATCATTTGCAAGCGTTGTGCATACTGGTCACGCAAGGTTTTCGCTTGCTCTACAGCGGCTTTTTCAGACTCTACAGCCTTCCGCTGCTCTGCAAGCGATTGGGTCTTCTGTGTGTAGTCCCGGCCTTGCTGATAGCCTTTGATCAGGTCATCGAGCGTTACCTCAACTTCCTCGCCTGCCGCTTTGATACGGTAGCGCGGAACTTCCTGCTCTGTTTCCTGTTCTTCGGTATCAGGCTGCTCAATCTGTTCCTCTTGGGTTTCAGGAGTCGGCTCTTCGCCTTCCTCACCGCCCAACATTCCCATGATCGCAGCAGCACCAGTGTTTACATCCAGCGGCACACTTCCATTCGGATTGGTGTCCATTCAAACCCCTAAAGAATCTTCCATCGTTTAGACCGAATCTCAGTCGTTTCTGCTATTGCTTGGAAATGACTGAAGATTTGATCTATTGCACGAATCATTTTATACGCTGATTCGCGTTTGTCAATTTCATCATCCGAGGATGACGTTATGACATCCAAATGCATCTGCCGTAGATACTGCAATTCGTTTTTGAATGCGTCATCCAGCAGGAGATTCGCAGCCCTCTCAGGTGTCATCCTCATCCCGGAATCTCGACATTCCGACTGATTCCAGCACCAACCTTGGCTGCTTTCAGTTGAGCTTCAACCTGGAACTCTGCCTGTTTCAACTCTAGTTCAGCCGCAGCCTTCTCTCGTGCAAGCTGAATATCGGCTTGAGCCTTCATCCTTTGCGTCTCAATCGCAGCCATCGCTTTTTGCTGCTCAATCTGGATCTGAGCCTGCGCCTGAGCCATCATCGCATCCAGCGCGGGATTCTGCTGCGGTTGCTGCGGAGGAGGATTCGACAGCGCCTGATCTTGTTCTGGAGTGATCTCCTTGAAGAACTCAGTTGAGTCCTTGAACCCTGCCGCCTCGATAAACCTTCCAAGCGTCATCCGATACTGACCGAGAGACACCAACGGATTCGCAGGTCCAAGCGTCTGAAGGATCTGCTCCTGCTTTGCCAGCACCATCTGGAGCATTGCCATCTGCTCCTGCTTTGTACCAGTTCCAAGACCCACAGAGATGCTGACATCGTACTGATTAGACCACTCTCTCGGGTCCATCTCAACAAACTTGCCACGCATCCTGATAATGGTCGGCTTGTCCTGGTATTTGCAAACAAGTTGGAGAATGCCCTTAAACAGACTTTTAACGCCCGTCTCAGCAAAGATCCGAGCGATCAGTTCCAGTTTGCCCTGCTGGGCGCTTGTAACGGCTGCTACAGCCGCTGCTGTGACATTGGCTAGTACGTTAGGATCAAGCCCCTGTTGTGCGTCAGAAACGCCTGTACGCTTCTGCTGGATCTGGTCGAAGTATTCCAGCATCGGGAAGGCTTGCGCGGCCACGGGAGTCACCTGAAGCGGCACAACAGCAGCAGGACTCTTCAGCCTGACAACACCGCCAGGAGTGACGTTCAGCAAGTCATCCAGGTTGACCTGACCCTCGACAGCACCGACCCGAGCATTGTTCGTCAAGTAAAGGTTATCCAGCATCTGCCGCACAATCGTGGACTTGATTAGCTGAATGTCCATCGTCCTGTCGGCCAGAGACTGACCAAAGAACTTGTGCGGGATCGGGATCGGGCAGATCACATGGAACGGGCAGTAATCCGTCTGCTCGTTGCTCAGAATCTGGTTGTTGCTGTACACGATCCTGCGGAACTCTGCAATACCGTCCTCGTCTACGTCAACGTAGATATAGCACTCGAATACCTCGATCTCTTGCATGGCAGGATCAAGGCTGCTCTGCTCAAAAGGTTCCTCTCCAGGACTGTATCGAGCAATCTTCTCTTCAGTGAAATCCAGACTGTTGTAAACCGGCAGGTTGTCCACAATCTCAGGATCGAACCCCATCTGGATCAGTTCAGTTCTCGGAACCAGTGTGCGATGCGCCATGAACGGAGCATCTTGCATGTTCTTGGCTCGCTTCGAGACGATCAACTCTTCCGGCGGAACATTCTCGATGACGATCTTTCCATGCCGATTAGACTTGCGAACCACGACATTGAAGAACTGCTGCGCCATCATCTGACCATCCGGGCCTTGCTTCTCTTGCTGCACAATCTCTTGAGCAACAATCTGCCTCGATTGGTCGGACATTAACAGGACAAGCTCAGTCTCCGAGAGGTTCTGATACACCTCCTCGATAACGTCAATCTTCTCGTCCCAATAGCATTTCACCGTTCCAGTCTTCTGAAGTAGAGCATCCTTAAACCAGTGGTGCAAAATCTGGAAACCTGGGTTCTGTTTGTAGAACACCCAGTTCGCATATTCCGTTGCCTGCTTTGCACCTTCTTCGTCACCAGGCCCGACAGGTTCAAAGCGAACGATGTCATCTGATGCCGTAAAAACTCGGATCAACTGAGGCAGAGCACCATCAATTGCTTCTGCAACCTCACCTGTGACAATCTGACTGCGGCCTTCTACCTCGTTCCCATACGGGTTACGCAGGTAATAATCCATCGACAATGCGCGTTCTTCTGTCGTCTCTGTGTCGAGATAACCAATCGCATCATCGATTTCAGCAGACAGTATTGCTTTCAGTCGGCCTTCGTCCATTTTTCCGCTCGCTTTGTGTACGGTCGTTTTTCAGGTTGTAATTCCTTAACCTGAGCCTCTAAGCGCTCAATTCGCTCGGTAAGTTCTCTTACCACATCTTCGAACATTTTGCGCGGAGTTATCAATCCTTGAGGAATCATACCACCCACCTCGTATTATTTTTCAATGGTTTGCCCCAATCATCGTTCGACATCATGTCGAGAGATTGAGCTAAATATCTCCAAGCATCAGCAGCGTGACTGTGCTCATCGTGCAATGGCGCTCCAGGTTCATTCGTGATTTGATTGACTGCTCGCCTGTATCGCTTGAGATGATTTACCAGATCCATACAGCGTTCAGCGTCGAAATAAGCCCTTGGGAAGACTTGTCGAGCCAGCCTGATACCTTCCTCTGGATTGCCCCTTGCAAGCACCTGTACGGTCCTTCCAAGGCTTTGCAGCATCTCTTCTGTCGATTTACCTGACTTGAAGTCTTTGTGCGCTCCATCGTGCGGAATGAAATCTGTACCCCAGTTCCACTTTCGTTCTTGAAGCTGCATGACGTATGAGTCAATCGTCCTGTGGCTGTCCTCTATGTAATCCACAACCCTGATCTCTGATGCAACCTTCTGCACACAGATGATCGACATACTGTCGTTCCACCCCAAGTCCCAGACGGTATGAACCTTCAACAGCGGATCAACAGGAACAGCGCGAATCCTACCCTCTCGCTGGATGGTTTCCATCTCGCTTGCGTAGATTGCACCCTCGACAGCAGGCCTGCACCGACCTTCCCAGGTTGTCAGATACCCTGTTGGATCTCGATCTAGCCAGTCTCGACGCTCTTTGTCTAGCTCTTCCGGAAACCAAGGATTGTCTGACCAGTTGACCTGACAGATCCAACTCTCTGCGGGTGGATGAGTGACAAACCGAGTGAAGGTTTCATCCGTATCCAGTTCTGGATTGAAGCTGACCCATATCTCTGAACCCGGCTTGCGGATGGTCGGAATCAGAATGTCCCAGGATCGCTTCGTGACAACCTGAGCCTCTTCCACCCAGCAGATGTCCGTTCCCTCGTAAGACTTGAGATTGGCGACACCCTGCTGCCTGATCCCTGCAAAGGTGAACTCTGTGCCGTTCCTGCCGAGGATCTTGGTTTCCTGAACCTCGTAGAACTCATGTAGGTTCAACAGTTCGATCTGATCCTTCAGCAGCCTATGGACTGACTCTTGGATGCTCTTCTGAGTCTCCCTGGCACACAGAACCCTGATTGGCTTGGATGCACCTATAGCCACCAGTGCGCGAGCAACTGACCAGCTTTTGCCCGACCCCCTGCCGCCATGAAGAACTTTGTATCTGCAAGGCTGAAACAGCGGGAGCAACTTACTCGGAATCTCGACTCTGGTTCGCAATTCCGACGATCTCCAACACTGTTTGAATTGGCCCACCGTTCTGTCCTGTGACTTGAGTCTCAACAGGAATCAGCCTGGCTGCTAGCTTGTAGAACTCTGTTAGATGCTTTGGGTCTTCTTGTGCCCATTGCACCATCCTGTTAGTCCCACCCAGTTGCTCGAACGCTTCAGCAATTGCCTGCTTCATGCTTGCGTGAACTTTGTTTGGACTGCCCTTCGGCCTACCCATCCCAGCGCGGGTCAATTTCTTGTGTTCTATTTTAGTTTCCATTCTGACTCCTTTCGGTTGGTCAGTGATTACTTACTTCTTTGTTTTGTCAATCAAAAAACCCGTATTCTTGCGGATCTCCAGCCGTATAAAGATTTTTTGCCTTTACTTTTTTGCTGATTATTTCGTAATCACCACTCAGAGCACTTTCACCGTGCATTTCAGCATACTTTTTGCTAGTCGTTACCCAGTCACCAGTATTGATGTTTTTAACGCCTTTTGGAACAGCCCTGTAAATTTCAACTTCAAAATCAGGGTTGTTTTTTGCTTTCATTGCGGCCATCCACCACTCTCTATCTACAACAGGATCGCCTTGCCCATACAAATCTTTGCCTTGTCTAGTGTAAACATCTTTTGGCATGAGCTTTGTTAGATCATTCAAAGGCGCTCCGTAATCAGGAGATGGTGGCTTATGGGTTCCTTGATAATCAAGCAAACCCAAAATCTTTCTTCCGATTTTTGGGGCTACGCTTCCCAGCAACCCTAACATTTCTGGAGCTTGTGCGGCAGCCTTAAAAGCACCAGCTGGAGCACCGATCGCAGGCATAGTCCCAAGAGCCTGACCAGTCCTGTACGCTTCCTGAGATAGCAAACCACCGTAAGACGGTTGATCTAGCCCGAGGTAACCTCGTCCAGCGCCACCAACTACAGCAGCGAACGGCTCACCTATGTTTTCTTGATAAGCCTGATACGCCTGTTGCAACCCAAGCGTCCTAAGTAGCTGGTTCATGTCCATGACTATCCTTGCGATCTACACCTCTTATTGATCAATTCTAATACGCTTTGATCTTTTTCCTGACTCTCAGTCGGAGCGAACAGTGCCCTCGTCCTGTTGTCAGTCGTACCGGGTTCGCACAAATAGTAAACAGCAATACTATTCCGTGTTACCCCAGGTGGACATTTTATCGCATCCGGCAACCCATGCCAACTTCCACGAGTATCGAATATCACCGCTCGGTTGAACAGTGGGTCAATGGTCTTAACAAGAGTCTTGCTGTCCTTGTACAGACCCAGCCCACCACCCCATTCCGGTTGCCAATCAGGAGTAAGGTAGACGATACAGTTAAGACGACGCTGAAGACGTAGCTTCGGATGGATGTTGTAATCGAGGTGAACATTGAGCTTTCCTCCTCTGCCATGCTGATGAAGCCCACCACCATGCAAGCCGATGTCAGGAGTGAGTTCGCAGTCTGTGTATCGCTCTAGGAATGCCGTGAATCCAGGACTCAGCAATTGACTGAATGTCTCATACAGAGCAGGACCAAACCTGTGCCAGTCATTGCACGTCTGCTTGATCTCTAGCGGATTATCGTATCGAAACCAGCAGGGATCATCCTGCGCTGGAAACTCCGCGGCAATGTCGTGTGGCCGAGTGAAAAAGTCATCGATCACACAGTGCCAAAATGGACTGTGATCTGCTGTCACTTTTTGTTGCGTTCGCTGATGGCTTTCGCTTTTGCTTTGGCATCTGCCTTGCTAGATGCGCCCCATGCTTTCAGGGACAGCAGCAGACGAGTGGGCTTACCGTCCTTGTACTCTGGCCCAGGCATATTGCCCATCCTCGCTAGGAACGATGCCCTGCGCGGATTGTCTCCTGACTTTACCGGAGGCTTGAGGTCTGAGCCTGGATTCTGACGCTCATAAGATTTCCGACCGGCTTCATTCAACCCGCCCTTCGGATTCTTTCCTGCCTTACGAGTCCAAGCAGCAGTCATGTCAATCCTCTTCCATCAGTTTTGCCATCTTGAGCATGATCTTGTGCTTCTCGGTCATGCCCTTTACCGGGCCACCAGACAGCCACCGATCACAGGTGTACTCCTCTGTACAGCGGAAATCCCAACGAGCGCAATAACCAATGTCGTCGTCGTCAACGATCTCCTGCATATCCTCCGGAAGACCAGCAACCATGCATTCGATCATCTCTGGTGTCTGGATGAATCTTGCACACTTGCCGCATGAATACTCTTCGTCCTCTGCTTCCATGTAACCGGCTTTGGATTCCGCTTCAGCCTTGTTCCGGTCGTTGACTTTTTGATCCTGGGTTGCGATAGGACATTCCATCACTTTTTCCTAGCTGCGCGAAGGTTATCGACCATGTTTGGGTAAGGTCTACCAGCAGCCTTAGCCATCGCTTTTGCTGACCGCTTCTCACCCTTAGAAAGAGGATCAGGCTTGCCTAGACTTTTCGGACGAGGCTTGTCCCAGATTGCTTTCTTCACATCTTTCCTTTTTTCTTCGGCATCTTGGCATAGGCTTTTTTGGGCGTTGCCTCAATCATTTCCTTGGCAACCTTTTGCGGGACTCCCGTCTCTTTTGCAACCTTCTTGCTTCCGGCTGCTGCATACATGAGACGCTGCTGCTGTTTGCTCGTGATCGGCATATCAATCCTCAACAATGTGTTCCGAGTGCCCTATCCTACCAATTACCCCTATTTTATCAACAAATTGGCAAATATCATGGTCCATGTACCTGTACAGACCATGCTCTATATCGAACGGCTTACCACTCAACCACCTCTGCCAATGCTCGTTTCCAATCTTCTCCAGAACTGTTTTCAGATATTGCGCCTGACTGGTTGGAAAACCAAACAACCTTGTCATCAACATCCCAACAGTCCCAACCTGCTCCAGGCTGAACCCTGTACGCAAAGGTTGTCGAAACGTGAACTTATCTGGATCGTGCGACTCTGGGTTGAAATGATCCGTCAACTGATACCGACCCGACAACTTGTACGTCCTGTCATACCAATACGGAAGATCCATCATCCGCTGCAAGCACTCAATCTCAATCGCATTCTGCACAAACCCTATCGGCAGACCCGTATCGTGCGCTCTGTCGATCCATTCAGCACCCCAGAATCCAGTTAACTCAACACGATTCGGTATATGCCCCAAGAAGCCCTCAGATGGCCGTATACGCGACGTTTCTGAAATGTGGATGGTAGACAGCGGGTAACGGCTCCAGACGCTCTCAATCGTTTTTAGGAGTTCCTGGAGCCTTCTCGGATCGCTGTTGATAGCCGATGTGACCAAAATATTCACTTGGTCCCCCTGGTGCTTTGCCATCCCTGTTTTGCAAAGACCTGACCTTTGCCTTGATAGCTTGAACCAGCAAAGTGATCCGGAAGGAAATAGTGCGAAGGATATATCGTGATGTCACGGTACTTGTGCCTATGGATTGTCTCTGTGAGTCTTGCTGGCCCTGTGAACTGCCATGCCATCCGGCCTTCTGGCTTGTCGTCTATCAGGTCTTGGATGACCTGACCGATCAACGGGTGTTGTGGCGCCGCGCCTACGATACCGTTTGCAATGAGTCCTGGCCTTGCAATCTCATTCTCCCAGCAGGCAAAGACATCCGGTTGAAGTAACCAATCCTCCAGAGGCTTGACGCACTCTGAATCCGCATCCATTGCAATCCCGCCAAATTCGTACAGGATCTCCCACCTCATGCAGTCGGCAACACCGCACTTCTCTCGATCCCAGTAGTGCGCCATGTGTTCCGCAAGCCTCCATCCGCGATGAAGGCTTTTGTTGCCCCAAACCTGTACCTCGAAATCTGGATTCATGCGTGACCATGATTCGATCTCCTGTGGCTGGGGCTTGTCGCCCACCCAGACGATATGGATCAACTTTGGAACCATAAAAAAATCCCCCAATGATAGGGGGATAACGGGGGGAGGAGAGTCCCACCATTATCCCTAATTTTTAGACTCGTGCAAACAGTGGGTAAGTATGTTCGATTGCGCCAAGTTTCTGTAGACGCTTTTTGTCGAACTCAACTTGGTTGACCCT